TGTCTTCTTTAAGTTCCGGACAAGACCCATAATATTTTTTCCAATCAGATTCTTTTTTTACTCGTCGTTTCTTTCCTGGAGGTTTTCGATGAGACCAAAAATACTTTCTCCCAATGTACTGTCGTTGGTTTGTGAGATTGGTAATGTTATAAACAAAGCCATAGTAGTCACCAACATCATCAGAATTAAAAGTTCGTTCCATGTAAATCCAAGGATTTTCATAATCAATACCTGTACTCATCAATAATATCTAATACCCAGTTGAGGTATTTATGTGCCAGATCTTTTTCTCCTTGCCATACAGAATCTGGTTCTTCATCTACTCTACCTTTAAGTTTGTAGATCCGAACCTTAAGTTCTTCTTTATTCAATTCATTTTTAGGCATAGGGGAAAGTCGTCTTCCCCTATTTAAGCAATCAAAAATTGAATTGTCATCAAAGTCACGATTCTCAAATATAAAATCGTCACACTTTTTTGCTTCAATATTCTCAGAGTTGAAACCCTGAGAATGTATCTTTTTTAACATCTTGCTTGATTCCACCAACGACATAACTCTCTACCTCAGTCTCCTGCGGAGCAACTTGAAGTCCCTTAGAAGAAATCCAGTGCTGTGTCCAAGGTAATGGATTAGCAGAAGCTGGAACATCATACTGTCGTTTCAAACCAATTGCTGTCAGGCGACGATTAGCAATCCATTCAACGTACTGCTGAAGGAGTTTATCATTTAGACCAATCATAGATCCATCTTTGAACAGGTAGTCTGCCCAACGTTTCTCTTCATTAACAGCATTATCAAATGCTTTGTAAGTCCACTCTTCTTCTTCCTTCATAATCTGCTTCATCTCTGGATCATCACCTTGCTTCCACTTATTCAATATATTTTGCGTGATCGCAAGATGCTGGTTCTCATCTCTGGCGATAAGTGAGATAATTTTGGCACTTCCCTCCATAAGTTTAAGTTCACCAAATGCAAAACTGCAAGCGAAACTAACATAAAATCGAATACCCTCTAAAATGTTAACGTTAGCAATAGCACGATATAGTTTTCGCTTCACATCTTTCATTTCCCACTCAGCAGAAGGTGATCCTCTAAAATCATCTTGCCACATACTACCAGTACCCCATTGCTGAGCACTGCGGATGAAGTCATCATATGCCCCTGTAACGCTGCTAGCACGTTCTAAGATACGATCATCGGTCACGATCTTATCAAAGACCTCTGCAGGGTCTGAGTAGACGTTCTTGATGATGTATGTGTATGACTTTGAGTGAATCATTTCCATGAATCCCCAAACTTCCATACATGCCTCTAACTCAGGTAAAGAGCAGTATGGTATAA